TGGTCCTGGTGCTTCACGAGCAGTCGCAGGATCCCGCGGAAGGCTCGCGCGAGGCCGAAGGCAAAGAGGCGCGCGGTCAGCTCGACCTGGGCGCCGGAGGCACTGACGGTGGCTTGCGCGGCCACCGGAGTAGTTGATTGCAGTGCCGAGCCGTCGAGGGCCATTGCTGCCTGCCCGATACCAGTGCGCTTCTCGCGGACCTGGTCGAGCTTGTCCAGCATGGGGTAGGCATTCTGTCCCGTGAACGGCACAACAAACGGCTGCACCATCCCAGGCGCACGCATACGGATCGCGGCACCGATCTCTGAGTTAAGAATGTCGTCCAGGCTGGCCTGGCCCTCGACGTAGGCCGTGCGCGGGAAGATGGACTGCTTGAGGCTGTCGAGCATGTCGCGCCAGACGTGGCTCTCCACGTTCTGGATGTCCATCACGTAGTCGGCCTGGCTGAGCCCCACCATCACGTGCGGCTCGGGATCTGGGCACAACTCAGCGAGTGGCACCTCGTCCCATATCTCGTTGCTCACGATCTTGCCGGTCTTGCCGATGCGGCAGATCTTGCGCAGCTCGGAGATGCCGTCGCCGTCGAAGTCGACGCGGTAGTACGCCTCGTAGTAGGGGACGCGCACCTGGTCCCAGGTCGCGCTCTGGGCCTGCGTCATCACCGAGGACGGGATCGTCTGCCGCGCCAGGAACTCCAGGTTGGTCAGCTGGTCGACGTCGTCGGAGGGGATCGACTCCAGGTCTTCCGGGTGCACGCCCATCGCCACCAGCTCGCCGCGCGTCTTGCGGGTCCGGTGTGCGATGAGGCGCGCATGATCGAGACTCCAGGTGTCGTGGGGGAAGATGATCTCGTCTGGCGGCACGGCCTGGACGCGCACCCTGTTGAGCGGCTTTTTGCTGACGATCCGCACCGTGTAGGTGAAGATCGGCTGCATCCCCGGCCGCATGGTGTTGGCGGGCTGCGTGTTGAGAGAGTACTGACGCCCGGCCGCCTGGTTGGCGGCATTCCCCGCCGGCTCGCCCACGTTGAAGTTGCCAGCGCTCTGGTACTGCAGGTTGTCGTCTACGCTCGGAACTTCCTGCGCCCCATACACGTCGTGCGCGCCCTCGTCGTCGGCGCCGGTGTCGGGCTGCAGGATGTGGTCGGCGTTGAACTCAGACCCGAGCCCGCCCTCGCCGCCCTCCTGGAGGCCGAGGCGGTTGCCCGTGTCGATCGGAGGGCCAGGGATCTGAAGCCCCTCACCCGTCTCCTTGACGGGACTGTTGGATGGAGACACTGGCAGTCCAGGGTTCGCCTGCCGCTGCATCCCCACCAGTGGCACCATTGGTTGATAACCGGCGACCTGCTTGGAGACTATCTGCAGCTCCTGCCCCGGCTGAATCGTCGCCTGGAATGTCAGGATCTGCTGCTCGGTTACGCCCGTGAACTCCTGAGCGGTCACCGTGACTGACTTGTCCCACCACCACTTGATCCAGCCCGTCTTGCAGCGGAGCGCGTCCTTGAACGCGTCCCACAGGATCTTGTAGCCGGGGTTCTGTACGTTGAACACGTACTGGACGGTGTTGGTCGCCTGCTCGGCGAAGTCGGCCGTGCCGGGCTTGTCGTTGTTGGCGCTGAACTTCACCATCTCCCGCGCGCCGTAGAACTTCTTCATCAGCGAGGGGAGCGTGGCGCGGATCGTGTCACGCACCACCGGCATCACGACCTGACTGCGTCCATCCTCCTCGTCGCCGAAGAGGCGCCCGCGGTAGTAGTGGATGGCGGAAGCGCGCAGCGGGCCCAGTTCGGTGTCCGCATAAGTGGCAGCGTCTTCCAGGTCGGCAGCGAGCGCTGTCGCCAGGTCATCTTCGCTCATGGGACCGTCAGGTCTCACGGTTGTGTCGGCGGTCATAGCGCTCCAAAGTTGAAGTCGGGGGCGAGAGTGAGCTGTTCCTTGCCCTGTCCTGCCGCCCCCTCACCGAGCCCTGACACGTGATCCGGTTGAAGACGGCATCCGTGCGCGCTACCGGTGGTGTCAGGTGGCTAGTATCAGAATACTTCACCCCCGCAAATCAGGGGGCTTGTGTCCTACAAACTCTGAGGAGTACAGTCAGCGCCGCTTTCAAAAGCTTGCTACTACTTCGGGGGACAGTGTGCGATGGAAGAAGACGTTCAAGAGCTGGTGCGCCTACGGAAGCTCGCCAGGCAGCTGCAGACAGGGGCTTATCTATTCGATCGGTACGGGAACGGATGTGAGGGGGACTGCCAGTTCCCGAAGTCCATTTGCACGTGCATGCCTGAGGCGCTTACGTGCTGCAATTTACAGCCGATGTGGCAGCGGTACCGCGAGACCAGGCGCCTGGAGCGCGCGATCGCGGTAAAAATTAGTAACTACCGACAGCCCGAGACCAAGCCAAGGGTCGAAGCGCCGCTCGGGGAGCGGTATCATCGAACCTTCACCGGTACGTATATCGGCAAGAAGCTGGTTAACTCGTGAAAGGAGGCAATTGACGACTCCATCAGGCTTATCCCCTTGCCGGCGTGCTCAAAGTCGGCAGCCCCGGAGCACGCCGGCCTTCTACACGATCCCCTTCAAATTGCGCTTGATGGGCTTCCCCCAACTCACTGTCTTGTAGCTGCCGCCGCCCACCGCGGCATCTGTCGCAAACGTGAGGAGGAAGCTGTCGGCGTAGTCGGGCGAATAGCGAAGGCGCTTCTTCATATCGTCCTTGCCCTCGACCTTCATCTTCCCATTCGACTGGAACGTGTATTTGGGCACGGCCAGTTCATACAGGCCCTCGTCCTCCGGGAGCTTGCAGTCGAGCGCATCGAGCCAGGCCTTCCCCTTCCCCCATAGCTCGTCACGCAGCCGGTAGTAGGATCCGTTGGGGTCGAAGGCCGGGCTCTCTGCCACGTTGATCCCCCGCGCCGGAAGCCCCAGCTCGCGGAGACGATCAACCACACCCGCGCCTAGGCCGATCACGTCGACGTTTATGTCCTCGGGGCGCTCCGACTCTTTCTCCTGGTCCCACTCGTACTTTACCGCGCCAACGAGCTGCATGGTGTCGAGCCCGCGCCAGCACTTGGGCTTCTCGGGCACCACCTTGCCCCAGCGCTTGGTCAACACCGACCGGTCAGGACCAAACCTGGCGCAGTCGAGGCCCCACACTTTGCGTGCACTTGTGTCGATGGCAATGTTGCGCACCATCGCGGCCTGCACCGTTTCGAGCGAGATCAGCGAATCGTCATCGCGTAGAGGAAAGCAACCGAGCACGCGGACACGGTATGCGTTGGAATCCTCGCCGTAGGTCTCGGCCATCTCCTGAATGAACTTCGGGGAGACACGCTTCGAGTCCAGGCAGCTGACGTGCTTGGTGTACCAGGTGGACTTCAGCCGGTGGTGCGTCTCGTAGAACAGGCCGCTCGTGCGGGTCGGGTTGGAGCACAGGAGGGTGACGCAGTTGTGCCCAGACATCGAGCCGGCGCCCGCCTCGTACACCGCTTCGGGGATGCCGCTGGCCTCGTCAGCCACCAGGATTACGATGCCGGAGTCGCTATGGCAGCCCTGAAGGGCCTCAGGAGTCTCGGCCCGCGAGGTGCGAGCGCTGACAAACAACTGCTCGGGCGCCGCGACCGACTCAATGCGATCGACGCCAATCTTGAACAGGCCCCGGAGGCCCTCGGGGAGCCTGTTCGCCCACATGCAGACCTCGGCATATAGGGCGTCCCACAACTGCGGACCAGACGGCGCCGTGACGATCACCTTGGCCGCCCCAAAGGAACACAGGGCGTGGACCGCCGCCCAGGCGGCAACCGTGGTCTTGCCCACCCCGTGCCCAGAGGCTACCGAGATGCGCCGCTCGCCGCGGTCCATGGCCCCCAGAATATCCTCCTGCCATGCCTCCGGCTCTGCCTGGAGCACGAGCCTCACGAACCCCGGTCGGTCCCCGCGGAAGCGCTCGGAGAAGGCGACGTAGGGATTATCGGGTACCTGGCTACTATCGGTTGGCATACTTGTCCATGTAAGCAATGATCGCCTGCAGCTCCTCAGCCGTGGCATTGTTCTTCAGCCGATTGGCACGGTGCGACACAAAGGCGACGTTGTCTCGCGTGTAGCCTTTCGTGGAGTCCACGCGATCGAGCGTGGCCCGGTTCGGCGGGATCGACCAGCCGCCCGTGCGCCCGTTGAGGTGCGCTCGGGCCGGGGTCTTCTCCATCGCTATCCCGAATACCGGGCAAACACCGGAGTAAATCGACTCAAGGAACCCCGGGTCCAGGTCGAACGCCAGCCCCCTCTCTGCACAGCGCGCCCGCAGCTTCCGGCATACCCGCCGGAAATAATTCGGCCCACCTGGTTTTGTGCGGCGCCTTGGCATCAGGTTTTAAAAAATCCGGTGACCGTGAATAGACCCGGGCCCTCCAGCCGCCCGGTCGCTTCTCGAAGGGGGGCTCTCCCCGTTCCGGCGGGATCTCCGGCCATGACGCCTGTACTCGGCACCGATCCTCCTTGGGATTCAACGACTTACGCTGCTCGTACCCCCGCGCCTACCCCGCCTGGGCGCCGGCCTGGGCCGGCTCAGCCGGCCGCTCGCGTGCAGGCGAGCCTGGCAGCGGCGCCTGCCGCGCCGTGTGCTGCTGCCCCGCACCGGTACTCACGGGTGAGCGAACGGTTGAGCTACGGGTGAGCGAACGGGTGAACGAACGGGTGAACGAACTGAGCTGCTGGGTGAACGAACGGGTGAACGAACTGAGCTGCTGGGTGAGCGAACGGGTGAACGAACTGAGCTGCTGGGTGAGCGAACGGGTGAACGAACGGGTGAACGAACTGAGCTGCTGGGTGAACGAACGGTGATTACTGATGAGCTACTGTGATAGTCGTCTGCTATTGCTGCTCACTGTTGTTGTTGTCTGTACTTGTCGTATCTACGTTAGTTGGTTGTGCTTCAGTGAAGTCAGTGTCGATTACTGTGCTCTGGTCAGCTATAGGGATATCGTGTCCTACCGGCTGGCGTGGCTCGGGAGCGGCGATCGCTGGCCTGGCGCTATCTGGTATCACCCTGACTGTCGTCATCGCCCGCAGAGCTTCCAGGTGCAGTTTGGTCTTATCCGTGACCTGCATGTCGACCGTTTGTTTGGGTGAGTAGCGCTTCGGGTTCAGCCGCTCCGCCCTCCACTGCTTGCTCTTGAACAGCTCGCGGGCGGTGTTGAAGTCCGTGTCGCCGGCTTCGAGTGCCCTCTCTACCTCGGCCATCTCATCCAGCGCGGTGTCGGCTCTCACCTCTTTCGCTGCCTCGTACTCGGCCGTGTAGTGGCGAGCCAGGAAGCGCATGGTCGTGGGATAGACCAGGTCGTACGAGCGGCAGAGGTCGCGCAGGCTTGAGCCCTCCGCGAGCTGCTCCAGCAGCTCGTCCACCAGCTCCTGGTCCTTCAGGAACTCAAGCGTCGCCAGACGCTTCACGGCCTTCGCGTCATTCGCTGGCACGGCACCGCCCCAGCAGGCCCTCGTACATAGCCTGCAGCGCGTCCAGATCCTGCTGGCGGAACTCCATGTGGCGCTCGATCTCGGCCACCAGAGCCCCCATGGGCCAGCTCGGGCAGCTGATGTGCTTCTTCACCATCGTCAACAGTTCTGGCAGTGCGCTCACGATGGAGTGAGTGCGAGCCAGGGCGTTGACTCCATCCAGGTTGGTCTCGGCGTCCAGCGTCATAGCCACGCATCCTCAGGCTCATTGCTGCCGCTGTCAGAATCCGGCATGTTGGGATTGATCAGCCCCATGGGCCCGATCGGCATCAGGCAGCCAGCGTGGGCCGCGAGCAGCAGCAGCAGCGCCAGCATGAACACGCGCGTCAGCGTCACAGCTGCGTCTCGATCTCGTGCGGCCCCTCGGGCAGGCAGCCTACGGCCCAGCCTGGCGGCGGGTCGGGCAGCTTGTCGCCGGCCGCAATGCAGTCATCGAGCGTCTTGTACTTCACATCGTCAAGGAACCAACGCAGCACCTGGCCGTTGCGCTGGGTCTCGATCGCCAGGCGGAAGTGAGGGTGGTCGATGGTGACAGAGGCAGCCATCGCGCCCACCGCCAACACCGTGAGGATCGCCGTGACAAACAGCGGCTCTGCGTACTTCATCAGTCTTCCCCCAGCTCGCGCTTCAGTGACTCGCGGTCCAACACGCTCGGCGCCGGATCAAGTGAGTCGTCGCTGTGGTACCAGGCACCGCGCTCTGCTCGTCGTTGCGCCTTCTGGGCCCGTGCAATTGCGGCTCTGCGCATATCGACAGCCAGCGCTGCTTCGAGCGCCTCCTTGTCCACCACGCGAGAGCCAAACTCACGAGCAAGGGCGCGAGCCCGCATCGCGGCCTCGTCTGTGATAGGCGGGGCATGTGCGGCCACCCTCTCGGTAGTGGTATAGCGGTGCTCGCAGTTAGGATTGAGGCACCGGCGCCGCCTGCGAATAGCGGTCTTTGTGTGCCGGGTCTCTAGCACCTCGGACTTATCTCTGCACTTCGGGCATCTCACTGACGCACCGAGCCCACCAGCTGACCAACCGAGGCGTCGTAGAACTTCGCGATCTCGGCCTTGATTTTGTTGCCGTCGGCTTCGAGCCCGTTGATGAGCAGCGAGTACTGGCGGTGCACGAGCAATTCAGCGACGGCCACCTGCTGCTGCACGTGCCTGCGGAACAGGTACACGGCGAATCCCGACATGCCGCCGGTGGCGAGGAGCAGGAAGATCGTCGTCATCATGTTGCGTCTCCAGGTGTGGCTGGCGGGGATGGGGTCGAACCATCGACATCAGCGTTAACAGCGCTGCGTTCTGCCTCTGAACTACCCGCCAAGTCGTCAGGCTTCAGTTCGCTCACGCTGGGCTCGCCCTCATTCAGGGCTGCGCGCAGGAACGTGAGGATCATGTCCAGCTCATCGATCGGCACCGTGGCATCCTTGTTGAGCTGGTGATACGCCAGTACTCCGCCGGCCTTGACGTGCAGGAAGTAGATCTGAGCGAAGAAACGCTCGAATTCGCGGCGCAGCTTCGCCTGCGGGACCATCTTGATCATCGCGATCGCGAAGCTCACTGAGTGCGAGCGGATCGCTTCGTCGTCGTGGAAGTCCAGCTCCTCGCCGTGGAGTGTTACTTTCATTGACTCAAGGCCTCCGTGATCTGACGTACTGCGGCCGGAATCCAATCCTTGCGAGGCACGAATCGCAGGAGGCGCCAACCGGCGAGCGTGAGGGCGTTGTACTTCTCGCAATCCGCCGCAAAACCTGCGCCTCGCGTGTGTCGCCCGCCGCTCCAAACTCCGCCTTCCACCTCAACAGCGAGTCGCTGAGCGCGGAAAGCGAAGTCCAACCTCCATTTCCGCGTGTCATGGAACCTGTGCTCCTCAACGAACCAGCCCAGATTGGCGAGCCGTAGGGCGTCGGCGAGCTGCCTCTCCGGCTTTGAGCGTTTCGGCTTTGATGCGCCTCCACTCCGCGTGGCCGTCGAACGTCGCCGGGCCTTCCCAGGTGATGGCTTCTCGGACAGATTCACGGTATGTCGTCCAGTTGACATCCCTGCCTCCAGCGCTGAGTCCAACGAGGCGAGCGCCAAATCGCGCTCTGAGCCCTTCAGCCAACTTTTTGAGCTGCGGTTCCAGCGCGAGTAGCGCCCTGATCTCTGCGGCACTGGGCTTCTCCATCAGTAGCCTGATACTACCACGGGACAAAGCCAGGCCAGGCTTCGCTCACGGACCAGGCCACCAACCACAGACACAGCTGCGTCACGCCAACCTTCTCGGTCACGGAAGCGTTGGGCACGAGGAAGTGTGTGGCGATCGGAAACAACATGCCGCCCAGAGTCATGCACCACAGCAGCACGCTGGGCCCGTTGGTGACAAACTGCAGCGCAATGGCGAGCACGAACGTCACGGCAGTGAAGCGTGTATGCCAGACCTCGCCCTGGTTGCTGGTGAAGGCGTCGAGCCAGGTGGTGAACGTCCCACTGATTCCGGTAAGAACCAAGAACACGCTCGAGGCTATCGCCAGGTATGCCGACACACCGTGGCCCCAGAACGCGCCCACCAACGCAGCGCTCAGACACAGGAATGCGGCGTCCAGCCACCAGTGATACGGGCCCGTGAGCCCGGAGCTGATGGTCTTCTCACGCAGCGGCGGGTACAGATAGTCCTGCGCTGCCACCATGCCGAGCAGCCCCAGCGAGGCTGCGGCCAACAATAGGTAGCTGATCATTGCGTTCTCCCAGTGCCCTTGTGGCGCCCCACGTGCGTCACCAGGATGTGGATGCCACGCAGCAGATGATCACGCGCCAGCTCCACGTCGCCGTGACGATCTCCCATCAGCCCAATCGCGTCGCACAGCGAGCCGAGGCTGTCGCCCACGGCGAACACTTGCTCCTCGAGGCTCAGGCCGGTCTTGCGCAGATCGTCCAGTAACTTCTTCACGCCGTCGTCACTCGTCATGACTACTCTCCATCCAGAGGCGCGTGGCCTCCGTGTTAGGGTGGTATTCGCGCGCCTTCACGCGCCGGTATGCCATCTGCTGGGCCTTCACCCAGCGCATGGTGTCGATGTTGGGATCGATGCCGCCGTAGCGGCTCACGTGGTCTCGCCAGGCTCGCTCGGGCCAGTGTCCGTATCGCTCTTTGTACTTCCAGCCGGCCCAGCCGCCTTTGTATCCGCGCATTTCTCCGTAGCCGACGAGCTGAAGGAAGAAGAGGCGCCGCTCATCACGAGATTGCGCCAACACACCTCTTCCATCTCGAGTGCTAGTGATCTCAACGAGCGAGCCCTCTCGAGCCAGGACGGCACGGGCCTTGCGAGCGAAGTAGTAGCCGCACTCGGGGCACTGGTTGCTGCCGGCGAACACGGACTTGCAGCTGGGGCAGGTGAGCTGGACGATGCCTTCTTCCTGCTTCTTGCGCTGCGCCTCCTTGGTACGCTGCTCATCGATGGCGTACTTGCCGTGGAGAGTCCAGAAGCGGGGGTCGGTGGCGAACCCGTGTCTGTGTACATTTCCGGCGTGGTCAAGAACGAGACAGTCAGCTTTCCCTGGCGCGGGCCTGAGTCCTCGACCCAGCATCTGAAGGTAAAGCCCAACTGATTTAGTGGGTCGGGCGAAGACGACGCAATCCAGTGCTGGCAGATCGAATCCAATAGACGCGAGAGTGCAGTTGGTGAGGACTTGCGTGCGGCCGGTGGAGAAGCGTTCGAAGATCGCTTCGCGCGCGGCTTGCGGCGTGTTGGCATCGACGTGCTCCGCGGCCACGCCCTGCGTCAGAAACTGCTGGGCGAGCGCGACCGAATGGGGAATGGTTGTGGCAAACACCACCGTCCTGCGAGACGCAGCGTGGGTGAGCCAGTGCTCCACGATGTCACCGACGAGCTTGGAGCGGTTCATCACCTCCTCCAGGTCGCCGCGGTTGTAGTCGCCCGCAGTCGTACGCACCTTGCGCAGGTCGGGCTCTGACACGCTGAAGTAGCGCGCGGGGCAGAGGAAACCCTGGTCGGTCAGCTCTTGAGTGGTGCTGACCTCGATCAGCTCGTCGTATACGCGCCCCAGGGCCTTCCCGTCCGAGCGAGTCGGCGTTGCGGTGAGGCCAATAATGTAGGCCTGCGGCCAGAGTGCCAGGAGCTGCTGAGTGCGGTCGGTGAGCCCGACGTGGGCCTCGTCGATGATGATCCGGTCGAACGGGGCCAGCTCATACCGCTTCCGACGCAGCAGCCTCGCGATGAGAGTGTCGCGGGAGGCAACTTGCACGTTCACGTAGAGGTTGGTGCGACCATCCCCCGCAAGTAGTACGCCATGGTTGACTCCAATCTCGTTGAGCTTCCGGCATGTCTGGTGAATCAGCTCGCGGCGAGGGGCGAGGAAGAGCGTGCGACTGTCACCCGAGCGGCGAATGATCTCCGCGGCGATTACTGTCTTGCCCGATCCCGTAGGGGCCACGAGCAGTGGCGCCTGCACATTGCAGAACTGCTGGAGACCGTCCAGCCTGTCGAGCGCTGCGAGCTGGTAGGGGCGGAGCTGCATTACGCAGGGCCCTTGAACCGGTCGTCACCCTCGGCGTAGTGAGCCGCGTAGTACTGCAACATGCGCAGGTTGCACGCCACATGTGAGAGATGGGGCTCACTGCTCTCGGGATCGATGTCCTCGCCGCGCTGCCAAGCGGCCAGGTGGCGCAGCATGCATGCGAGCGGGATGCTCCACTTCATGCCCTTCATCCAGTTGAATCGGGCGTACTTCTTCTCGCCATACATCCACACCCGAGCCTCGCCTTCGAGCAGGTCTAGCGGGATCAGTGAGAGGTCGGCCTTGCCGTCGTTGTAACGAGCGCCGCTGCCGCGGGCCGTGCTATTCACGTCTCCTACGCTCACTTGTTCCCCCATCTGAGCCCATTGAACCAACGCCGCAGCGCGTAGCTGCGTGCGAGCGAGATGGCCGTGAAGACGAGCCCCATGTTGAATGCCTGGAGCGCGTGGATCTGGAACCCGAAGAGAGGGAGCACCAGCATGTTGGCGCACCAGTTGATGCTGAAGCCCACCGCGATGTTGGCCCAGGCCTCAGCGAATGAGCTGGCTTTGGTTTGACTCACTCGTCGTCCCCCCAGTCGCTCTGCTCGCCCTCCTCGACGCCATCGTCTTCCTCCAGCTCATCGATCTGCTGCTGGAGCGGCTTGCTGTCGTGGCAGAAGTAGTCGTCGTCGCACACGTGTTGCATGTTGTGTGCGCCCATGACGTGAGTGTGCACCGCGTTGTGGACGCGGCTCCCAATGTCTGCGTCGATGGGGTCACTATCGGATACCTCATCCAGCACGTCTGAGAGCGCGCGGGCCCAGGGCTGGCCAACCCAGCTAAGCGCGACGGTGAGGAGGGCGCGCAGGTGCTGCACCGTCTCCTCGTCCATCTGTAGCGTGTAGATCGATTCTGTCTTGACCGTGGCTCGAATCTGAATCATGGTGTTGGGTTCCTCTGGTGAAATGACACTGGTGGTTGATCTCTCAGTTGCATGACCATCTCGGCGCCGTCAGCGAGCAGCGCCTGCGTCAGTCTCAGCACGTAGTCGTCAGGTGCGCCGGCCACCACGAGCGTGACGCCTGCGGCGCCAGCCACCGGCCACTCCATCGAGCCTGGGTCGGCATCGAGCGGAGCGATCAGGTAGTGCTCGGGGAGCTTCGAGGCTCTCTCGCGATAGCGAGAGGCACCGGTGCGCGTGCCGCAGATGACCATCGCGGGGCCTGTGTCAATACGGAAAGACCGCGAGCCAGGCACTTGACGCCTGTCTCGGGCTCCGGTTGAAGGGGCGGCCGGGGTGGTCATCAGTAGCAACCTACTAGATCAGCACGTATGGAACTGTGACGGCGATCAGTTAATCCACCACCGGTGCCCGGCGCCGGCTGGCGTGGGTGCGGTTGCCGCTGCAGTAGTTGCAGCTGTTGTTGTGCCCGCAGCCGGCGGTGGAGTACTGGTGCGCCCCATCACGGACGCGCCCCTGGGAGCTGCCGTGGAATCGTGGGCGCTTGCGGCGGGTGGTGCGGCTCATGGCTTGTCTGTTTGCGACAGAGCGTGTCGCATTCCGGCAACACTAAGAGAAGAGTCCCCCGTTCCCCTCCCCACCCTGGATCCGGCTCTCTCAGTCCCGGAGGCTCAGCACCCGGAGGGAGCAAAGAGCCCCCTTACCCCCAGGCCTCTCGGAGACGTGTGGGCGGGTAGCTCTCGCTGGGTCAGCACCCCTCGGTCGCTGTCACGGCAACCTGGCCTTCTTTGGTTCGCGCCAGGAGGGCCGTCTCCCCCTGCGAACCGCTAGATTTGATGCGTAGCGAGGCATATCACCCTACGGGCAGGGCCATAGGGGACATGCGCAGTGTAGCAGGTAATTACTAACCACATGTGGTCGGGTATATGCCCAGCCGCATCGCAGCAATAAGCAATTGTAAAAACAACCACTTGCGCATACAGTAACTTGCTGCTAGCCTTCCTGTGCGTCGACAGAACAATCCCATAAGGTCTCTGGAGTCACGTATGGGTAGCCCGGTCCACCACGATAAGATCCGCCGCACACTCGCGCGGAATCTCAAGCATCACCTGGCGATGCATGAACTGAGCGAGAACGGTCTCGCCCAGAAGATCAAGATCAGCCAGAAGCAGGTGAACAACATCACGAATTCCCGCACGGGCTGCGGCATCGACGCGCTCCAGGAGATCGCGAACGTGCTGGGGATCGAGCCCTGGATGCTGCTCATCGACAACGGCGACAAAGTGATCAAGCCGGCGCGGTTCGGGCGCGTCGTGGGAACATACCTCCAAGCCACGGACGACGATCGCGACCTCATCGAGGCTCTCGTCGCGAAGACGGTGCGCTCGAATCGTACCGCCGCCTGACACTCAGCGTGGCTCGCGCACCCAAGCCGCGGGAACGACGCAAGGATCCGCTAAAGGGGTCCGCCAAGGCGCCCTTCATGCTCATCCTCGCCGTAAGCCTCACGCTGCGGCGCGTGCTCAGTGATCGCATTAGCCCCCCGGCCCGGCGTGTCTTCGTCGCGCTTGCGTTAGCCGAGACAGCTAGCGTGGGCGAGCTGGCTCGCGCGACCGAGGTGAGCGACTCAGTCGCTTCGCGGGCGATCACGGTGCTCACGCGCGCCGACCTGGTTGAGTCGCGCGTAGATCCGCAGAACCGGCGCCGCCGTATTCAGGTACTCACCCCGCACGGGGAGAAGGTCGCCGACCGGCTGCGCGTCGAAGTGGTGAGCGTCTTCGCCAGGGTGAGGATCTTTGAAGGCGACCGCCAAGTCATTAAGCCTTTTTAATGTTCCTTTGTGACGTAATCCGCCTTGCCCGATCTATGCCAGTGTGCAAATATTGCTGCACTGCGCAGTAGGCAGCTACTACCGCAACGTCTCCACGGGCCGACGGTGCCCTGGGGTGGATCGGCAAGAAGGACAGGGGCTCGACAGATGCAGATTGACACGTTCCACAGACAAGAAAGCTCAGAAGTCAAGATCGAAATGGAGAGCGACGAGGAGCGGTCGCTGACTGACCAGGAGTGGATTCGGGTCGCCAACAACCAGCATAAACTCAGGTGGCTCAACGGCTCTGGACACGCGGCCCTTCCGGCCGTGATCCCCGGAAGCAAGCGGCCACTCGGGGGCGTGCAGGTAAAACGTGACGGTGATCAGATAACGGTGGTATTCCCTGTTGAGGAGTGAAAGCAAGTCGCGTAGAACACTCAGCGCCCCGTCCAGGGCGCTTTGTGTTTTGGGCGTGCTTAGTAGCAACGTACTCAATAGGAGAATCGAATGGCTTGGAATCCACGTAAAAGCAGCGGCGGCGATTACACGCCGGTCCCGGTCGGAGTGCACCCCGCGGTGTGCTCGGTGCTCGCGGACATCGGTGTGCAGCCGCAAACCAACACCAGCTTTAAGCCGGTGCCGAAGATCGTGATCAGCTGGGTGTTGCCCTCGACACTCACCGAGGAGGGGAAAGCGATGACCATCTCCTCGACGTTCACAGACTCGATGAACAAGAAGGCGAACCTTCGCAAGTTCATCGAGCAGTGGTTCGGAAAGTCTTTCCCCAACGACGCGACCGCCGAGGGCTTCGACTACGGTCTGCTGGTGGGTCGTGCGTGCATGGTCAACGTCGTGCACAAGGACGGCAAGGACGGGAAGGTGTTTGCCAACGTGTGCACGGCCATGCCCCTGATGGCTGGCCTGGCGAAGCCCGTGCTGCCCTCCGGCTTCCACACCGTGTACTACGCGCCGAAGGATCCCAGCCTTTCGCACGAGCAGATATCGCAGGCCTACGGTGAGCTGCCGGAGTGGGTCCGCAAGAAGATCGACCAGCGCTTGCCCGAAGACAAGCCCGAGGGAGTGGCGGCGCAGGTGATCGAGGAGGCCGCTGCTGCGGCCGAGGAGGACATCCCCTTTTAACTTGCCCTAGTAGGTGACTCCTAACTGCCGGGGTGCCCGAGGCCCCGGATCTTTTAAAGGATCAAGCGATGTCAGTAACTCGATTAGTCAACTACCAACACGGACTGAGCCGCGAGCGCTTCAAGCAAGAGGCCGCGCTCGTCGTGCTCAAGAGTCTCATGGACT